AACCGCGCTGCAAGCCCGCTGGCTTGACCGGCTGGCCGACCACACGTTCCACGCTGCCTGCTGCGACGACATCGCGGCGGGCAAGCGGCTGATCGACCTCATCACCATGACCTACCAATGACCGAAACCTTCCGCCCGTTCGACTATCAAGTGCCGATGGTCGATCATCTGCTCGCCAACGACCGCGCTGCCCTGTTCGTGTCGCCCGGCAAGGGCAAGACGGTCGTGACGCTGACGGCCTTGGACACGCTAGCCACCTGCGGGCAGCTACGCGGTGCGCTGATCGTGGCACCGCTCCGCGTCTGCAGCATCACATGGCCGGCGCAGGTGGCACGGTGGGCGCATACGAGCTGGATGCGCGTCGCCAACCTGCGCACCGCCGAGGGGCTGCAGGCGTGGCTCGATGGCGCCGCCGACATCTACCTCATTAACAGCGAGCTGCTGCCCAACCGCCTGCCGCTGATGTTTCCGAAAAAGAAGACGTTCGTCTGCCCGGCCGACACGCTGGTCATCGACGAGCTGTCCTTAGCCAAGAATCCACAGTCGAAACGCTTCAAAGCACTCCACAAGCACCTCGGCGCCATCACGCGCCGCTGGGGGCTAACCGGCACGCCGATCCCCAACAACTACCTTGACCTCTGGATGCAGGTGCGGATGCTCGACGATGGCAAGAGGCTGGGCAAGACGTTCAGCGGCTACAAGGACGAATGGTTCTACCCCGCCGATTACATGGGTTACACGTTCAAGCTCATCACCGGCGCTAAGGAGCAGATCGACCGCCGCCTCTCCGACCTCGCACTGGTCATGGTTGGCGATCCCAACGACCTGCCATCCTCATCGATCATCGACATACCGGCAACCCTACCGCCTGCTGCCCGCAAGCAATACAAGACGCTCGAAAAGGAGATGCTGGCCGAGATCGCAGATGGCGAGATCACCGCACCATCCGCCGGCGTGCTGGTCAACAAGCTTCTTCAGATGACCAGCGGCGCGGTTTATGACGAAGACCGCAACGTCCTACCCGTCCACACGGCCAAGCTCGACGCGCTGCGCTGCTTGCTCAAGAGGCACAAGGGCGAGCCGGTCTTGATCCTGACCGCGTTCAAGCACGAATCCGCACGCATCCTCGCCGCGATCCCCGAAGCCCGCATGTTCGACGAGCTGCTCTTGGGCGAGTGGCAGGACGGACGCATCCCGGTATGGGTCGCAGATCCGCGCAGCCTCTCCCACGGCATCGACGGACTCCAGAAGTCCTGCCGCATCGCCATCTGGTGCAGCCTCACCTACTCCCACGAAACCTATGTCCAGACCAATGCGAGATTGATCCGCACCGGCCAGACCGCCGAGACGATCATTTACCGCATCATCGCCCCTGGCACGATTGACGATGCAGTTGCCGAGGCTCTCCGCGACAAATCCGACACCCAGACCGGTATGCTCCATGCCGTCCGCGCTCTCCAGCGGATGAATGGGAAAAACCTTGCATGATTCCAAAATCCACATATTCTCACCCCGTCGACCCTAGCGACCTTCGGTGCTGCCCCGATGAAATCACACCCAAACAAAATGCGCCCCGTTGCGCGAGAGTGCCTTGGTATTGCCAAGGGTCAGCCATTCTCGTGAACGGGGCGCGCCTGTTTAATTTATGAATCAAGAGCATGATGTTGATTGGCGGATAAAATACGAAAAACACTTGAAATCCGCACAATGGAAAAACACGCGCCGCGATTTATTTCGTTTGCGTGGGCAAAAATGCGAAGTTTGCAAAATGCCCTCACCTAACCTCGAAATACATCATCTTAATTACAAACGGATGGGTCATGAGCTTCCTTCAGATTTAAAAATCGTATGCAAAAAATGCCACGCAGAAGAAGATAGGAAACGTGAAATTTTAGCAATCGCTGAGCGACAAGCACGCATACACTCTTCAGCTTTCGATACATGGTTTTTCAAAAAAACAGGAGTCGAATCTTTTTACGCGGTTGAGTCTGATTGGAATGACTTTGAACGATGGTTAGAACGCAAAAACGAAAATTATTGAACACAAAGAACGAATGCACACCTTCATATGACCACCACCATGCCAACACCCCGAAATCGACTTCTACTCATCCGCCACAGCCTCGACCGCCACGGCGACCACCACGCTCTCCGACCTGATCGACGCGATCCGCTCCGACGAGTTCGCCGCAAAGATCGCCCGGCTGCGCTCCACGCTCGCCGCCGGTGACGACGATGGATACGCGGTCGCCAAGAAAGACCTCCAAGCGGTCAGCATCAGCGGCACAGCCGACGGCAAGCGTGCCAAGGCCATCGAGGAGGGCAGGTTCAGCCACAGCGGCCTCCTTCAACTCGACTTCGACGCTGCCGACAACGTAGGATGGACGCCGGAAGAGATCGTCGAGATCCTGCAAGCAGAGCCGCGCATCGTCGCAGCATTCGTCTCGCCATCCGGTCACGGGGTCAAGGGCATCGCCCGCATCCCCGTCTGCAAGACCAAGGACGAGCACGTCGCCGCGTTCGCTGCCGCCCGCAATCACTTCCGCGCCCACAACCTGACGATCGACGAAGCCTGCAAAGATCCAGTCCGCCTGATGTTCGTATCCCACGATCCCGGCGCATGGCTCGACCTGAGCCGCACCGCCGTGTTCGAGCCGGTCGCTGGCTCTCCGGAGCTGCCCAAGGCCGAGAAGCCCAAGAAGCTCGGCATCAAGCTCAAGGCACCCCGCACGGCGTTCCCCGAGCCGCCCCGCGAGGGCATCCACGCATGGCTGATGCAGGCCGCTTGGCACTGCCGGTTCGCCAACATGTCCGAGGCCGACGCCGCCGCGAAGCTCCAAGCCTACGAGGGCAGCCTTCGCCGGGCATACCAGCCCAACGAGGTGCGCGACGCGGTGGCGGACGAGTAGAAGTCGATTTCGGGGTGTTGCATGGTGGTGGTCATATTTTGGAGAGGGGCAGGAGGTAGATAAACAGAAAAACTGTTTATCCAAGGTTTTTCCCCGTCATGCGCTGGAGAGCGCGGACGGCATGGAGCATACCGGTCTGGGTGTCCGATTTGTCGCGGAGAGCCTCGGCCACCGCATCGTCGATTGTTCCAGGGGCGAGGATGCGGTAGATGATCGTCTCGGCAGTCTGGCCGGTGCGGATCAGGCGGGCGTTGGTCTGGACGTAGGTTTCGTGGGAGTAGGTGAGCGAGCACCAGATAGCGATGCGGCAGGACTTCTGGAGGCCGTCGATGCCGTGGGAGAGGCTGCGCGGATCGGCGACCCATACCGGGATGCGTCCGTCCTGCCAGTCGCGGAGCAGCAGCTCATCGAACATGCGGGCTTCGGGGATCGCGGCGAGGATGCGGGCGGATTCGTGCTTGAAGGCCGTGAGGATCAGCACCGGCTCGCCCTTGTGCTTGTCGATCAGGGTGCGCAGCGCGTCGAGTTTGGCATCGTGGACGGGCAGGACGTTGCGGTCTTCGTCATAGACCGCGCCCGACGTGACCTGGAGCAGCTTATTGACCAGCACGCCGGCGGATGGCGCCGTGATCTCGCCGTCGGCGATCTCGGCCAGCATCTCCTTTTCGAGCGTCTTGTATTGGCGGCGGGCGGCGGGCGGTAGGGCAGCTGGGATGTCGATGATCGATGAGGACGGCAGGTCGTTCGGATCGCCGACCATGACGAGCGCGAGGTCGGAAAGGCGGCGGTCGATCTGCTCTTTCGCGCCGGTCACCAGCTTGAATGTGTAGCCCATGTAATCGGCAGGGTAAAAATGCTCGTCCTTGTAGCCGCTGAACGTCTTGCCCAGCCGCTTGCCATCGTCGAGCATGCGCACCTGCATCCACAGGTCGAGGTAGTTGTTGGGGATGGGTGTGCCGGTCAGCCCCCAGCGGCGCGGGATGGTGCCGAGGTGCTTGTGGAGGGCTTTGAAGCGTTTGGACTGCGGGTTCTTGGCTAAAGACAGCTCGTCAATCACCAGCGTATCGACCGGGCAGACGAACGTCTTTTTTTTCGGGAACATCAGCGGCAGGCGGTTTGGCAGCAGCTCGGAGTTGATGAGGTAGATGTCGGCGGCGCCGTCGAGCCACGCTTGCAGCCCCTCGGCGGTGCGCAGGTTGGCGACCCGCATCCAGCTCGTGTGACTCCACCGAGCGACCTGTGCAGGCCATGTGATCGAGCAGACGCGCAGCGGGGCGACGATCAGTGCGCCCCGTAGCTGCCCGCAGGTGGCGAGCGTGTCCAGAGCGGTGAGAGTCACCACCGTCTTGCCCTTGCCGGGCGATACGAACAGGGCAGCCCGGTCGTTGGCGAGTAGATGCTCGACCATGGGGATCTGATAGTTGAAAGGCTCGAAGGTTTCGGTCATATTAAAGTCATCTGTTGAGTTTCTTTCTCGATCCTTTTCATCGCTGCCTCATAAAAGTCGGCATCAATTTCGCAGGCTGTCAGGTTCATTCCTGCATAGTGGCAAGCGATAGCGTGCGAGCCGCTGCCGAGGTGCGTATCGAGGACGCGCTGCCCGGGCTTTGCATAATTAGCAAGGAGCCATCTATAGAGGGCGACCGGCTTTTGTGTTGGATGAATCCGCTTTTCTTTATTCTTCATGTCTCCCTGGAGCATTCCGTTCCACTCGAAGCGGAACATATCAACGCGGACGCCGAAGCTGTGCGAAGCGATCTCAGCCTTGGAGAATGTGCTGGTGTCGTTTTTCTTATCCCATACGATCCTCCCGAAGTCCGGGACGTGCTTTGCATAGTAATTAACGCCCCAAACGATTTGATTTTTCGACACGCGGCGTAGTTCGCTGAAATAGGCTTCGCTAGGGATTCCCCAGTTCTTGATTTTTGCCGTCTGCCTTTTGATCCCAGTCGTCGAGATGTCTGCTCCTGTGTAGTTTTGTTTCTGGTAGTCAGCGAAATACGGCGGATCAACAATCGCGAGGTCGAAGTGTCCGTCGGGAAAATCCGCCATGAGATCCATGCAGTCGGCAAGTCGAAGATCTAGGGTTCCGTAGGTCATGGCGTGATGAGGTCGATTAGTCGCTTGCCAGCCTCGATGTTGTCGCAGGATGTTGCATGGAACGTGTGCGCTGCCAAGCGGTCGAGCCAGCGGGCTTGCAGCGCGGTA